TAAAATTATAAATAATAATATTTACTCAATAATATTTACTCGATAATATTAACTACTGACCGTTGACATATACCAAAACTTTTGCGATGCCATTGTGTAATACCATATTCTTTAATACCATCCATATGTTTTTTTGTACCATATCCTTTATTTTTTCTTAAATCATATAATTCATTTAATTTTGGATATTTATCACATAATTCATATATATATTTATCTCTTTCGACTTTTGCAATTATAGATGCCGCGGCAATAGCAGAATATTTATTATCACCTCCTTCAATACAAACCGTTGGAACCTCTTTAATTATATTTTCAGATAAATATGTAATTGGTAAAAAGTTACTTCCATCAATTAAAAGTAAATTATCATTTTTAAAACTTATTATATTTTTTATAGCAGAATGCATTGCTTTATGAGTAGCATTTTTAATATTATTGTTATCAATTATTGATTCATCCATGTATCCAATACTATAAGCTATACAATGTTTTTTAATATAATCTGCTGTAGCAATTAATTTTTTTTCAGAAGTAAATTTTTTACTATCTTTCATTAAGCTATGATCAAAAATACTCTGATCATTTGGTAAAATCACAGCTGCACAATACACTCTTCCAAACATGGGACCTCTACCAACTTCATCAACACCAATTTCAATTATTTCTTCATTGTTCTGATATCTTGTTAATAAAGTCATTAATATAATATTTGTTATAATAATATATTTTATATTTTTCTTCAATTATTATATAAAATGAAATTAAATAAAATGTATTTATTGTGTGGAATTCTATTTTTAGTTATTTTATATTGTTGTTTAGGAAGTTGCATGCGTGAAGGACTTGATACTCATCAAGAACGAAAAGATCATAATGAAAATAGAAAAGAATCAATAAGTAAATTTCAGCAAAATAACAAAGAGTTAATGAATTCAAATGGAACATCAGTACTACCTTTTGATGCAGATGAGAATAATGCTGAAATAATTGGTCCTGGTGGAGAACAACAACATAACCTTGGTCCTGGTGGAGAGCAACAGCACAATCTTGGTCCTGGTGGAGAACAACAACACAATCTTGGTCCTGGTGGAGAGCAACAGCACAATCTTGGTCCTGGTGGAGAGCAACAGCACAATCTTGGTCCTGGTGGAGAGCAACAACGCAAGAGTTCAGGTGCTGAATCTGAAGGTGAATATATTAACCAACTTCATAAAAGTATTTCTCCATTTGATAATAATAATAATCAACAAGGTATACCAAAAAGTCAAATTCCCAAAGGTAATGAAGATTTATATATCTTAAAATCTGAAGTAGTTCCACCAGTATGCCCGGTATGTCCACCAGTATTAGCATGTGAATCAAAAGATAGTAAATGTCAACCATGCCCCCCTTGTGCACGTTGCCCAGAACCAGCATTTGACTGTAAAAAAGTACCAAACTATAATACAAATGATGATAACTATTTACCAAGACCGGTATTAAGTGATTTCAGTCAATTTGGTATGTAAATATACATATAAATAATAATAAAATATATCTTATTATTTTATTATTTTAATTCATAAATGGTGTCCATCTACTTTGATACATTGATTTTGTTGCTGGGTGATTGCCAGTTGCCATAGCGTTGGCTAATGCATTATTCTGACTATTACCATACGCAACACTACCATTTTCAGCTAACCACATATTCTGTGAATTAGCTTCGGGATATTTATAAGGAGGTATAGCTGCAGGCATTAATCTTGTTTGACCCCCGCGGTGTAAGTGACGTTTTTTACCACCGGACGCACCTAATGCTCTATTTAATGGTGACTGTGAAGCAACAAAAGCGGCATCTAGTCCAGGATTATTTTTTGGTAATGGAAATGGATAATTAACTGGATTCATTGGCGCCATAGCACCTCCTCTACGCATTTTACGCATTTTACGCATTTTATAAGAGGATTTTCTTGATTTTCTAGATTTTCTAGATTTTCTAGATTTTCTAGATTTTCTAGATTTTCTTGATTTTCTAGATTTTCTTGATTTTCTAGATTTTCTTGATTTTCTAGATTTTCTTGATTTTCTAGATTTTCTAGATTTTCTTGATTTTCTTGATTTTCTTCCACCAGCAGCTACTAACGCTCTGTTTAATGGATTTGTTATACCATGTTCATCAGCCATAGCTAAAGAATTTTTTTGGGAAATAACAGTAGGTGATAAATCATTCATTTCATAACCACCAGCCATTAAAGCTCTATCTAATGGTGACATATTAACTTCTTTTAATTCTGGAACATCACTAGGATATTTTGAGGGTACAATGTTTGTCATACCACCGCGTTTTGATCGAGAACGTCTTTTATGAGATTTACCTGGCATTTATATAATATATTTATATAAAAAAATAATTATATTATTATTATTATCCCTAAAATATATTATATTATTTTTTTTTTAATACATTTCCTGTCAATTTCTAATGTTTTACATTTTTGTTCTTGTGGTACAATTCTTATTACGCATTTGGCTTTTTTACCATATAATGGTTCAGTACATCCAGATTCTTTTTTTGTTTTATTAAACTTGAATAGTTTAAGTTTTTCATTAGAACATCTAGATCTAAAATGTTCATATCTTTCTCTAACATCACAATAAGATAAACCAGATTTTTTATTAAGCATTTTATTAATAATTTCATGTAACTCATAAACATATTTAGAAAATGTCTCTCTATTTTTTAAATGACAGTATTTTAAAGGATGTATTTTTAAATTATTTCTTAAATTTATTCGACAATATTTACATGGTAAAGTATATTTTAAATTTACAATAAATTCCTTATAATATTTTTTATTTTCATTAGTAGGATTAATTGGATAATTAAAACTCATAGTATGTAAATAATGCCACATACTAGGACCCCATATTGTTGTTAACATTCCATCTCCACTATTATATTGTTTTTTAGTAAAAGTTCTTTTACTTTTGGTATTTCTTTTACTTTTGGTATTTCTTTTACTTTTATTATTCATATTATATTATTATCATAATAAAAATTATACAAACTTTAGAATCCGTAAAATTTATTTTTTATATATTTTCATTATTTCTTCATAATATTGTTTATCATTTTTATAATCCATAATATTTATTTCGATAATATTTCCATCTAGAGTTCTATATAACATATATTTTATAATATATATTATATTACATACATTAACTTTAAATTCGTAATAATATTATTATTCTTTATGTATTTATATTATATATGATAGGTGATTTAGTAGATATATTTTTTAAATATAAGTATATTATTGGAATAATAATATTATGTATATTTTTTTTAGCAATTGCTTTTTATCAATATTATAATGTAATTAAACCAAAAATAAACCCTAAATATAATGATAATAGCGAGTTCATACCTGCACAAGATAATGAACCTCAAGAGAATAAAGTAGCTACATTATATTTTTTCTTTACAACTTGGTGTCCATATTGTAAACAAGCAAAACCAGCATGGGATTCTTTTAAAGAAAAAATACATAATACAGTAATTAGTAATACATCATTTAAATTTGAAGAAATTGACTGTGATAAAAATACAGAATTAGCAGATAAATATAAAGTCGAAGGTTATCCAACAATTAAATTAATTACTCAAGACGGTACTGTATACGATTATGATGCAAAACCAGATGTAAATACATTAACCACATTTGTTCACGAAGTATTAAATTAATATTATATTTGCAAATAATAAATCTTTAATTTAATATTTTTTTTTCATTTAATTCATTATCATTAGCACCATTATCAATAATATCATTATCAACACTATTACGATTATCATCATCACTATTATGATTATCGTGAACACTATTATCATTATCGTGAACATTATTATCATTATCACGATCACCATCATTATAAATATCTAGTAAAAATCGATCTGCAATATTCTTACCATTTTCAACATATTCATTTCTTAATTCTTCATTATTCATAATATTCACCCATGTATTTATATTAAATGGTTCTCCGGGAAAAGTAATTATATTTTTTATAATTTTCTGTTTATTTTCGCTTGATATGAATCGCTTCATAGAAAAAATTATATTAACTATATATTGATATAGATTTGTATCATCATTTATATTTGTATTTAATTTACGAATTAAATCTCTTATTGCTAAAATCTCATTATCATGACACTGTGTTTCATGCAAACAATCATCTAAAGGAAAATTATTTAATAAACCACCATCTATATAGCAAGAATCATCTATCATAATAGGTTTAAAAATTACCGGAAACGCTGAAGACATCGCTAGAGCTTTATATAATTCTAAATTAGGAAACGTTTTATAATTTAAATCAACTTTTTCAATACAATTATTATTCAAATCTGTTGTATAAAAATGTTGCTCAATACCAGTATAATTATAAAATTCTTTTAATGTTATATTTGCATTTAATGATTTTGCTCCCAATAAAGGTTTAATTACTTCATATGCAATTTCTTCACCGACTAAACCCTTATCATTCCAAGAATTTAGTATACTTATAGGTTTAAATTTTGTAATTTTTTCCCATGGACGTTTTATTAAATAGTCATCTATCCAATTAAAGTCATATTTTAAAGATAACATAAATCCAACATACGATCCTATAGAACAAGAATATATTGTTTCTATATTTTTTATATTCCAAAATTTTTTATAGTGTAGCTGTTTTAATATTCCATAAAACCCCAATCCATTTGGACCTCCACCACCTATAACTAAATGTTTAATTAACATAATAATATATAATTAACGTTAGTTTTTAATAACTTTTTTCTTTACTTTTATTATTATGGATACAATTTTTACAGTGGAAGACGTTGATGAATATAACGAAAAAATAAATTTAGATGATTTATATGACCGCAAACAACAACACAATATCAATACTATTAATAATTATAATACTATATTAAATAGAATTCATCAACGTATCAAAAATACTTCTAGAAAACAATTAAACGAACAATTTTGTTGGTTTGTTGTTCCAGAAATTATGATTGGAGTTCCAAAATACGATTCGTCAACTTGTATAACATATGTTATGGATAAATTGCAAGATAATGGATTTCGCGTTCGATACACTCACCCAAATCTACTTTTAATATCATGGAGTCATTGGGTTCCCAGTTATGTTAGAAATGAAATAAAGAAACAAACAGGTGTATCAATAGATGGATATGGTAATTTAATTTCAGATAAATCCGATAATGATAAGAAAAATACTTTTTTAAATAATAATGATAATCCAAATATGCTAATATTTAACAATAATAACGCCGATAATTTTAATAATACTGATAATAAAAATAACGCAAAATCTATTACTACTTATAAACCTTCAGGAAGTTTAATATATAATAATGATTTATTACAGTCACTACAAGATAATTTAACATTGAAATAATATAAATATTTTTTTATATATTATATATAAAAAAATATATGAAAATTTTTTATGTATGTTCATATGGTGGCTCGGGTTCAACAATGCTATGTAAATATTTAAATAATTTTGGTAAATCATTTCATGTTCACGATAGATACCCACCCGATAAATTAACACAATTAGGTCTACTATGTTACCATGAATGGTTTAATGGTCTAGAAATACCTGAAAATGAGCTAAATTATTATTATGTAATATTTATTTATAGAGAACCTATTCATTGCATATATAGTCGATTTTATATACCAGAACACTTATATCATATTAAATGTAATACAAACATTAAATTAAAAGATGTCATTGCTGAAAAAAAAGATCTATATGGTATTGAATTTTTTTTCAATAAATATACTACTCCAAATCCTAAAAGAAACTACAAGGTTCATTGCATTAAATATGAAGATTTTTTTAAGAATATAAGTCAATTTAATAAATATTTTGGTCTTAACGATGACCCAGATTTATATCCTGTCGAACATATCTCTAAATATGATTATAGAGAGAAAGAAGCCTTATCTTTGATTTATAGTAATTTAATAAAAAAAATGAACGAGAAACCATTTATAGAATGTGTATAATACAATTACTATTTTATCCTTTTTATTTATTATATGTCATTTATTATATGTGATTTATATAATAAATGAAAAATATAATTATTTTATATTAAATTAACGACGACGGGTTGATTTTGATTTACGGCAAAATGATCTTTTTGTTCCTCGTGAAAATTTGCAACCAGATCTAGAAAGGCATTTTCCTGGTTTAAGCCCACGGCACTTTGATGATTTTACTCTGCGGCGATATGAACGCTTGGCAGAAGAAACAATCTTACGCATATTTTTACTCTGACTCATTTTATATTATATGTAAAGAAAATAATTTATTAAAATTATTTTTTATTTTTTACCTTTTCTAGTTTTTTTTGTTTTATGTTTTTTCTTCACTATTTTATTTTTTGTGTGTTTTTTTGTTTTACGACGTTTACCAGCATTTTGAGATGGTATTTTTACTGTTTTTTTTTGATTATTTTCTGGAACTTCATCATTGGGTAATGGTAATGGTTGAACTGGAGATTGAACTGGAGGTTGAACTGGAGATTGAACTGGAGGTTGAACTGGAGGTTGTTCAATCTCATTATCAGGTAACGGTTCGGGTTGAACTGGAGGTTGTTCAACTTC